GGAAGGTTAGGCTCCCAGGTGTCGTTTGTTTATAGAACACTAAAAAGCAGGGTATGTTTAGGCGTTCAGCAATGATCTTTGAGAGGGTTGTAGCCTTGTATTTCTGGTCCTTATCATAGCACGTTTCAATAATAGCTAAAGGCTCATAACAATACTGACAGCACTCAACAGAATCTACATCAATCATGGCAATACCCTCGTATTTTCTGTGCCAATCGTTATAATCCCCATTACTAAAAGCGTAGGTGTATCTAGCCATTATTTTTAATCTTTTTTATCAGTATATACTTCATACCAAGCCTTACAATTATCGCACTCATACATACTTGTTATGGTGTATTCTGAATCTGGATTAACATCTTCTGAATCATAATCACAATTCCATCTAACTTCGGTGTCGCAAAAAAAACATTTCATTTTTTTAATCTTTCAGTTTGCTTTTTATTATTATTATCTCGTTTTCTTTTTCTTCTAACTCTCTCTCAAGTGAAAAAATTATATTAGCTTGTTTTTCAATATATAATTTTGCTCGTTTTAATTCTTCCATACATTCAGTTTCTTTAAAGATTCCAGAGTAGGTCATTTTTCGTACAATATTTTTTTAACTACTGATCTTGGATATACAGTTACATTACCAATGTTAAGTTTATCACCATCATAATTAAATGAAGTAAATATTTTAACTGTCTTAGTGTCTTTAGAAAAAAGATAACCTATATCTTCACACCAAGCGAAATTCATTTTATGAACATCATCAAGGCTATCAAACCAAGAATTGTCATTCAATATATCCTGCCAAATTACACGCACCTTTTTATATGGTATTTTTTTCATAGTCATTTTATTGTCTGTTATATATCTTTTATAGCTATTGACAATAGACAATAACGGAGGTAATTTCAACAAAAACGGAAAGGTAAAAATGGAAAAACAAGAAATAGAAAAAGCGTTCTCAATATATAATGGTGGGAAAGGATTAGATCATTGGTCTTACTCTAGTACATCAACACCCTTTGCAAAAAATTTATTAGGTTATAGTTTCCCTCAAGAAGTTAGAAGGAAGTTTCCATTTAGATACAAAGCAAACTTTGGCAACCTAGTTAATAATGTTGTGCAAAGAATGATTGCAGATGTAATTTATAAATCAAAAACAATTAAAGAAACAGAGTGGGATAAAAATTACAATGTTTGTTTTCAAGCTGAGCAAGAAGCAATCAATAAAAATCCACCAGTAGATGCTAAAGATAAGTTCGGCAGAGAAGCTATGATTAAGTTTGCAACAGATTGTATTCCAATTACAAAAAAAGTTGTGCAAGAAATTATAGGTAAAGATAAATTAGTTTGCGAAAGATATGTTGAACTAAAAGAGTTTGATATGATCAAGCCGATTATTGGTAGAATAGATTATGAAACTAAAACAAAATTTATAGAACTAAAAACTAAGCCACCTAATCTAAGAAAGGTTAAAGGTAAAGAAGAGTGGAAGATGATGACACAAGATTTACCTAGTGAGCCTACGATTGAAAATTTAACTCAGACTTCGTTCTACTACATGACAACAAAGAAGATACCTCACTTGGTATATGTTAATGACAAAGATTATGTCATCTTTGATCAGAGCCATGAGTTAATGAAGGCAGATCACTTGCAACATCTTTATAATAAAATGATCGATAAGATTATGTTGTGGGAGAAGATGATTATGTTTTGTGAAGGTAGCATAGAGAAGTTAGCTTTGATGTGTGAGCCACCAGATCTTAATCATTTCTTTTACTATAAAGATTTAGCAGATGAACAAAAACAACTAATCAATAAACTATGGGGAATAAAATATGAGTAGTAAAAACAACGTATATAGAATGGGAAATAACAATATGACAAACATACACAAGAAGTTACATAGTGCTTGTAATCATGCAAGCAGTGTAAAGAAAGCAAGTAAAAATGGCGCACCGTTTAATCCCTTGCTCCACGACGACGTTCAAAGAGTTGCAATGGAAGCTCTATTAAAAAATAATTTATATCCAACTTGTAATTACATTACAGATGTTACAGATAAATTCGTGATTGTAACTTGTACCATGAGAATAACTGACATTGATGATCCAGCTAGTTTTGTTGTCATTGATGGATGTACTGCCATGGGTGGTCTTGATAAATACGGAACTGGTCAAGCCATGTCGTACAGTAAAAAGTATGCGTTCTTAAATGCACTCAATCTAAAAACTGGAATGGATTTAGAGGATGGATACAATGCTAAACCATTTGAACAAAATTCTTCAGAGCCATCTGTAGAACCTACATACATGGATGATGAAGTGGATGTAGAAGAGATAGTTAATCTAATCTTACAAACTAAAACTGAAAAACAATTAGCTTCGGTTAAAGGTCAAGTAAGATCAGTTGTTAATCATCTAAAGAAAAATAACTTCAAAGCCTACGAACAGATCAGAGATGTAAGTAGTAAGCATGAAGCAACACTAAACAATAATCAATCATAAGATTGATATAACTAAGGAGTAAATATGGATAATCAATCCGACAAAATATACATCAACCTAGCCAAGAATAAAGATTGGAAGTCATCAGCAGATAAACTTCCAGTTTATGTTGGTCCAAAAAATATGAAACATCCAGATAAGAACTGGACTATTGGAGTCAACATTGATGGTAAGTGGTATAATCAAGCAGCATTTGTATCTAAAGATCAAGATGGAAATCCCAAAGAGGGAGAGCTGACAATTATTTTAACACCAAGTGGAGCAGGAGCAAGTAAAAATGCCTTTGCAAAACCAAGCGAAGGTGCTAATAACGAATATACCTTTTAATTTAGCTCAAAAGGTATAGAGCAGGGTGGGGTTTTTTCCCTTTCTAATCGTTTTCCCCACCTTGCTTAAAAAATAATATGACAGATATAATTAAACAACCTAAACATTACATAGCTAATGCTATTGAACCTATTGATTATATAATTGCTAACAAATTAAATTTTTGTGAAGGTAATGTAATTAAGTATATTTCTAGGTGGAGATTAAAAAATGGAGTAGAAGATTTAAAAAAAGCTAAACAGTATATAGATTTTCTGATAGAAAAAGAAGTTGAAAAAAGTAAAAAAATATGACAAAATTTATAAGATTAAAGCATGGTGAGGCTAGTTTTACACTAGAAGAACGCTTTGATGAAGTGGAGAAAGCTGCAAACCCTAGCACCGAGGGTGAATTTGTAGAAATTAAAATCAGTAACTTAAAAATTGATTTTACAAAAGTGATAAAGGAGCAAGATGATAGAGATAAAAAATCGTCTACAAAGGCTGATGGACAAGCAAAGGAAAAAGAGTGAGTTGTACATTGCTTCAGTTCAGAAAACTAACAAGTTAAAAGCTGAAAGTTATAGCTTATACTTGGAGTGTGCTAGATGTAGAGAAGAATTAATGACAGCTAGATAGTTATTAATTCAAAAATGGAAAAAAAAGAAAGAAAAACGTAGGGGATCTATGACTATAAATATAAGCACACACTATAATAAACATATAAAATACCTAGACCAAAACACATTTGTTTATAAAGTTAAGAAAGCATTTTACCTTTTAACGAACCAAGAAGAAAGATTATATGAGGTAGGGTTCTCAGAAGGATTTTCATATGCTGCTAAACTTTTACAACAACAACCTATTAATGATAGTAAGAAGAAAATAATTGGAGTTGTTTACAATAACGCAAATTTAAAAACTGTTAATAGAATTGTTAATAAAGTTTGTGCAAAATATCTTGTAAGTAAACATGATGTGTTTGGTAAGGGTAGAACTAGAGATATAGTTAGAACAAGAAGTATACTTTATAATCTTTTACATGAAGAGTATCATGTAAGTATATCATCTATTGGTAGAGTGTTTGGTCAAGATCACACTACAGTTTTACATTCACTTAATAATAAACAAAACAAGTCTAGGTATTGGGGAATAGAATGTTCTATATGGCAAGAGTATTCAGAATTAAAATCAGAGTTATTACCAATAACTACTTTTTAAATCCAGACTTCATATTCTTATAAGCCTTTGAAGATATGGTAGACTTTTTTTTGGTATTCGAAGTACCAGCTTTTTTCTTTTTATTGATGTTATAATACAAACCTTTCTTAGCCATCTTACCAGATTTAGTTTTGTGATAACCTTTTTTCATTACTTTTTCTTTTTAGATTTTTTAATTTTTTTCTTCAAAGCTGAAGGCAGAGTTTTCTGTTTAGCTGTTAGTTTGCTTTTGCTTTTTGATTTACCATACATAGTTATTCTCCTGTTGTTGTTTCAATTTTATCTCACAATAGTTATCAAGGCAAGAACCTTCTTTACCATCATGACAAAAATATTGTCTTTTAGCTGTGATAATCCATCCACCATCATCACTTAATAGTTGTTTGTTACATTCTTTACAGTAACCACAAATAAAAGATTTGACGTTAGACTTTATCCAACCTTTTTTCTTCACTTCTTTTTCTTTTTCTTTTTGCAACTACAAAAATCAAAAGTTAAAACATTTTCTACTTTTTTAAATTGATCATCTATCCAACCAAAAAATTTTAATAATATTTTATCTAGCATTTCCACCTCCTTCTTGCTTGTCTTATTCTTGAATTAGGATCATTCCTAGTTTTAGCTGATGAGTTTTTAAGTTGACCAGCAGATCTAGCACAATAACTCTTTCTTCTTTTAGAATCTTTTGATCCTGCTTTTACTTTACCAGTAACAGCTGTCTTTAATTTTGATCCTGGATTGGCTCTTCTATATCTTGAAACACCTTTAGCTGTCATACCAGCTCCAGATTTTGTAGATCTGTAGTTTGCGTTTGATCCTTTAGTAGTTTTTCTAATAGCCATTATTTACCTCTAACAGAATCTATGAAATTGTACACCCTGCCAAATTGTTTATCAATACTCATTAAATCAGATTGGATCATTGTTACTGTTAATTGAAGTTCTATAAGTGTGACCAAAGTCCAGGTAGCTAAACCCATTAGTATTGTACCAAGCAAAGTAATCAAAGCTGTATTAGTTTTTCTTGTCATAATACTTTTCCTTTATTGATACCTTTTTTAACTACATATCTTTGTGTACCATTAGCACCATGATCTACTTCTTTTTTTAAATACTTAAATATATTCATCTCTTTTAATTTTTTTTCTGCTTGTCTTTTAAATGACTCTAAAACTTTTGTATCTCTCATCTAGGTGGTCCTCCAAAGAAAGCTAATAGGCAAAACATAACAATAAGTATAGCTGTAAATTTATAATCCATCCTAACATACTCCATATTAATTACTCTTCTGTATTAAATAATTTTTAAAATCTATTTCCAATTGTTTAATTTTTTCTTCCATTCTTTTTAATTTATTTTCTGTAACAATAGTATTGCCATTATTTGTTTCTAATTTTAATAATAAATGACTTTGATTTTCTTGTATTCTAGCTATATAGCCAATTTGATTTTTTAAATGAGTATCGTTAATAATAGCTATCTCTGCTTTATTTTTATTAATAGTTTCTGTTATTGATACAATATATCTAACACCTGTAAAAGTTCCGACAATAACTGACGCAACCACAGGGATCATTACTATATTTTTCTTTAACAAATCTACTATATTCATTGGCAAAAACCTCTAATAAAACGTCTACCATTTTTTTAAAATATTGCTAGATTTAATTATCTGCCTTGACCTAGGTAACGATTGGTATTCTTTTGACGTTTTTCGTTCTTGTTCATAGACTTTTTATGAATTCCTGGTCCACGTTTCTTAGGTTTATCACGAGGTGTAAAAAATTTAAAACTTTGTTTAGCCATTACTTTTTCTTTTTATATTTAAGTTTCTTCTTTTTCTTCTTACCAGTTTGTTGCGATAACATAGTTACCTTTTTACTGTATTGTTGTGCAAAACTTTTAGTTATCATTTCTTACCACCTCTAAATATTTGTGTACCTTTGATACCATAAATACTCGCTACTACTAAAATCCAAAGATTTGTAAACCATGAGGGTAGCTGTTGGAATTGTTCAAAGAACTCTTTTATCTTTGAAGCTGCACCAGGATCATCACTAAAAACTCCATAGGCTATGACCAAAATTGGCAGCGTTAGTACAACTAAAACAAATTCGTCTTTCCAATCAGATTGTCTGGCTTCTAAAAGTTTACCATGATATTCTGCTTCACCACTAGCCATCTTCTCAGCGTGTTTATACTGAGCATTTGCCATCATCATTTGCGTTTCTTTTTTCTTTTTATAAACATGACTACCAGCACTCATTGCTAGTTTAATTGCACTTAACCACATCTTATATCTCCTAGTATTGGTTTGTACTTTGTCTTACCATCTTCTTTGAAAGCTCTCAAGAATTGTTTTCTAGGCTTATCTGCTACGCTGCAATGCACCCAACCACTTGAAGGTTCTCCGATTGTGTAAAACTCGAGAATCATTTGATCCCAACTCTCTATATTATCTTTAATCCAATAAGCAAGTTCAGCATTATCAGTACCTGGACATTCGAAATCAACCGCTTCAGCTTTACAATGCTGACTATCTACTGAGCTGCCTATCTTAACGCACAAATCTTGAGATCTATAACCAGAAGTTATTATAACTGCACCAAATTTATCTCTAACTGGTTGCAGTAAAGTTTCGCAAAGGTTTTGTAGTTTAGCAATCTGATCTGAGTTAGGCTCATTAGGTATACCCAATCTTATTGCTGTGTCTGATTTAGTTAATTCTTGTAGTGTAAAGTTTTCTGATAATTTCATTAGTATATAATCTTTACGTTAAGTTTCTTTTGTTCTTTAGTTGCACCTCTAAATATAAATGAACCAATTCTTTTTCTTTTATATCCATCTTTAGCCATATAATCTGACTTTCTATAATTTTTAGACTTAACATCATAAGCATTATACTCTCCTGTTGTCATATTTAAAGTAACAATATCTACTGGACCAAGTCCACCAAGGGGTGTAAATACAAGTAAATTAGGATCTTCAGCAAGTTTAAGTTGAGCTTTTAATTCTGAGGTTAGACCAGTAACTGCTTTCTTTCTTCTAGCCATAAAAACAGCTCCTAAAAAAATATTAAATTTTATCTAATAACATTAATATAATACCTGCCATACCAGCTAATAAAGTACCAGCACATACTATCATTATTTTTTCAATTCTATTAATCTGATTTTCTAATTGTTTCATTCTATCGTGAGTTTGTTTCTGCATTATACGACAAAGTTTTTCGTGTGATTCTATTTTTTGTAATGCGTTATTTTTAGACATCTTCTCTTTTAACCTCATTACAAAAATAATTTACATATAATTTTTTTTCATTAAAATTTTCAATTTTTTCGTTGGTAACTTTAATAGTTGCCATTGCACCAGATATAGTACAATCTGTCCAGGTGTTAAATTCTACTGGTGATACTAATGGAGTAGTACAAAATCCTGTTATAGCCGAACAAATTGTGTAGGCTAAAACAAATTTCATTATAATAAATTAACTAGCAGTATATGCTTTTCCAGCAGTAATTGCAGAATTAGATGCTGTCATACTTTCAGTAGTCCAGTAATCTTTGGCAACCATAAGCTCTAGGTGTTCAACATTTCTATCTACTGCACCTTGTTTATCTTCAGCTTCTTCATCAGCCATTTGAGTAC